AGCCAGATACTGGCGTTGTCCATGCCGGTGCCGCCCGCATCGATGATGTTCTGGCCGTTTTCAGCCGACAACTCGTTAAAGCGCGGTGCCAGCCCCATGAACTTCTCGGTTTCAATGGAGCTGTCGCCATAAAACAGCGTGCTGGCCATGTGCTGGTTCATGCCTTCGATGAATGCCCGCTCCTCGCTTAGCCGCCAGGCCGCAGAATTGCCGTTCAAATCGGCCAGCTTTTTATCCACCTCTGCATAGGTTTCCAGCATGCCCATTGCGTCTTCAACTTGCACGGTGCGCGATTTTTCCGGATGAACGCCGCTGTTGATTTTGCGCCAGGTTCCCTGCGGCAGGCCGGTACGCATGGTGGTTTTGTGTTTGGTGAATCCGTTGGCCTCAATCACCGTGGCGTCGTCCAGAATTTCGTTGGTTTCGGACAACATCTCGATGATGGAAGGCTCGATGCCCCCGTTCGGGTTCATGCGGGACGCAACGTCGGCCAGCGTCGGGTTGTGGGAAGAAAGGGTAGGCATGGGTCATGCTCCTGTGGGTTGAAAAGGGGGGGGTGAAAATCCTAGGGGTTCATGTTGGAGGCACCGTACAGGCGCTGTGCGGTGTTCTGTCTGGACGCAGGCTGGCGGCTGCCTGCCACAAAACCATCCTCCGAAATCGCGCGTCCGGCCCGATAAAAAGCGCGGATGATTTCCGGGTGGTTGCCCAGCCCCGATTCGTTGAGCAGGGTTTTGAGTTCAGGCGTGGCAAAGGCATCCATTGCGCGTTTTGCCACGGCCAGGTTCTCGGTGAGTTTGTCGCCGCCAAATTCGGCGTCCGCGCGGGCGTCTGCTTCCCATTGCTTGCGGGCGGCCTGTACCTGCTCCTGTTGGCGGCTGGCCATGACCGGAGCCATTTTGTCCAGCAGCGTCTGGGCTGCATCCTGCGGCAAGGCCAGTTCCTTTGCCACGTCAGAGAAAGCGCCCAGCACCGCATCGTCCACCGTCACATCCTGCGGGGCAGTGAAGGTGTAGTCTTGCGGCGCAGCAGGCGGGGGCTGATCCATGGCCGTCTCTTTCGAGGGGTCTTGCCAGGTGTCTTGCGAGGGGTCTTGCGGCGCAGCATCCTGCGCGGCAGGGTTTGCACCCGGCAGGGGATCGCTGCCGGTGTCTGCCCCTGCGGGCGCGTCAACCTGCGCCGCTTGCGTCGTGTCGTTCGTGTCGTTGTTTCTGTTCATCCTGATTCTCCTGCATCATCACGTGATAAAACTCGGGGCAGGCTGCCAGCAGCGCCCGCAACAGCATCAGCCCCTGATTGCGCCCGCCCTCAACAAAGGCCATCAATAGCGCATCGGTGTTGAAAGACAACCGCCAGATTCCGGCATCATCCAGCCAGCGCCACACCACGCGCCGCCCCTGCCTGTGGCGCATCAGCCAGTGCAGGTCTTCAAGGTATGTATCCCGCGCCTGCCGGTTGCGTTCGTTGCGCGTGTCGGTGGAATCAATAGGGTCGTATCGGGTCTGGTCATTCATGCCCGACACGGTATCAGCCCATGCATGAGGTATATGCACATTGCACGCAAAAGCGCACAGATACAGGCTTTTTTCAGGTGTTGATTGGTGCTGTGCGCGTTTTTCAGCGGTGCTTGATGAGTTCGTAGGGGTCGTAGCCGCGCTGCGGGCGGGCAAAACCTGCCACCTGCGGGCCGTCGTTCGTCCAGTCTGGCACCGGGTGGGCAAAGGTCAGCGCCAGCGCGTCGGCATCATCCGGGCTGGCAAGGCCACGCTTTTTCATTGATTCCTTGCTTTCCAGCAATATCTGGTCGCTGGCATTGAAGCCGTATTCCACGCCGGTCAGGTCCGTTACCAGCGCCTCATCCTTTGCCAGATGCCCGGTAGCGAGCCACTCGCGCAAGCGCCCCCACATCTCGGCCCGCTTGTTGGCGTACTTGCGGGCATCGTCCGCTCGGCCGCCAAACTGCACCTCCACCACATCCACCGCCAACTGGCGCAGCCGGTCCACCACCCCGCCGCCCACGCCGCCGCCGTCAACGAACACGACAACCCGCAGTTTCGCTTTGCGCAAAAACTGCACATGCTCCACTACCCGGCTGGCAAGCTGCATGGTGTCCAGTTCCCGAAAGCGCAAAGGTTCAAACGTGCGGGCATCGCGCCCGATGCGCGTGCGAATCACGGATTGATCATCGCCAAAGCGGGCGACATCCACGCCCACAATGGCAGTGCGGTTCGAGAGCGCCTGATAAGGCTGCTCGCGCAGCATGGCCGCATCCACCGCATCGCGTGCGATAAACTGCAAGCTGCCCGCACGCGGGAAAACCCCGCGCACACGCACGCGCACAAAGTCCGAATCCTCGCCCCAGTCCGCTATCCACTCGTCGATTTGCGCTTTATTGGTAATGGCGACCGTGCGGCTGTCGATTTGCCGTGCATGCCAGCGGTGGCGCTGACCGTTAAAGCAGGCATGAAAGCGCCCGGTATTGCGCGTGGGGTTGCCAAAGACAAACCACATCGGCTCGCCGTCCGTCATGCCCCCTTCAGCCACTTCCCAGATTTTGTCCGGCACGGCGCTGGCTTCATCAAAGATATAGAACGGCGTGCTGGTTGCCGCGTGCAATCCCGCGAACGATTCGCTGTTCTCTTCACGGCAGGTCTGCGCATCCACCCGCCAGCTTTCGGGGTGTTGTACGTGCGTCATGCGCATCGCCCCCCTGCCCGTGGAAACGTTGAACCAATGCCCGGTAATGCTGCGTTTGGTCCACTTGGCAATTTCCGCCCAGGTCTTGGATTCAAGCTGAACCGCCGTATTGGCCGTCACCACCCCCTTGCACCAGGGGCGCGTGGACATAATCCAGTTCACCAGCCAGGCCGTCATGGCCGATTTGCCGATGCCGTGGCCGGAGCTGATGGCGCAGCGCGTGGGCGCAACAGGATGTGTGCAATCAAACCCTTTTTCGCGCACCTGCGCACCGATGCTGTCCAGAAATTCGCACGCCCAGGCATCGGAACCATAGCGCGAGTTGAACCGCTCGCGCCACGGGCTGGATAGCTCAACGACCTGCAACGTCTTGTCCGTGTCCCACGGCCAGGCGTAGATGACAAAACCCAGCGGATCATCGAAAAACCGGCCCATATCGCGGGCAAGTTCCAGATCAGGATCCATCATCCTTGTTCATGCGCATACGCGCCGTCATGATCGCATCAATCATCTCCACCCGCCCGCTCAATTCCAGCCTGGCGTTGTCGCGGTATTTATCCGGCGCGTGCGCCTTGAGCAGGAAGATAGCCAGCGTGTCACTGTATTTTTTCACCTGCCCGCAGATTTCGCCCTGCCAGAAGACCGGCTCTTCATTGCCCTCAAACGCCCGCCGGTGTACTTCGTCTTCCAGCGCACTGACGCCGATTTTCAGCGCCTTGTCCCAGGCGGCGGCAAAAGCCGGGTCTTTTTCGCGCCACAGGTAAGCCGTGCTGCGATCAATGCCCGCGTGTGCGCAGGATTTGCCCACATTGCAGCACTGGGCCAGCACGGCCAGAAAACCGCGCTGTTTGGCCGCCGTCTGCACCACCAGCGAGCGCGGTTTTTTGGGTTTGGCCGATGCGGTGTTTTTTGCCGCCTTTGATGTCTTCATAAATCAAGCTCCCCCTGCACGGCGCAGGTTTTCAATGTGGCATACCACTCAAACAGACTCATCATGCGCACCGGCAGGGGCTTGTAGCGCGCCACCGTTTGCGCCCGGATCTCGAAGCGGCAGATACGCCCGACGGTAAAGCGGCTGATCTCGAACTTGTCCGCCAGCGTGGCGTAATCCATGCCCTCGTTGTGCAATTGGCGGATCAGTTCGACTTCCCCATCCGTGAGCTTGGACATGGGATGATCCTGCCCGATGCGCAACCCTTTTTCGTTCACCGCGACCGTTCGATGTTTCATTCATCGCACATCCTGCCTGAAATACTGCGGCCATATGCGCCTGACACGTACCAGCGCAGCTTCAATAGCCTTTTGGCGAGCCATAGGATCATCGCGTATAACCGGCGTGACTGCGGCTTGTTGCAGCAAACGCGCAGCAGCCAGCGGCAGCACCATCGCCAAAGGCGGCGTTTTTGTCCCGCTCATGCCTGCCCCGTCCCTGTTGCCTGCCAGATGAATATCCGTACCAGCCCATTGCTTGCCTTGCCCTTTCGGACAACGCGGTAATCATCAATGTCGCCATCATCGGTGATAACGCCCGCATACACCAGCGCATCCAGCAGCGCCTTGCCGATATTGTCCAGATCGCGGCGGCGATTGTCCGGCGGGAAAGCGTCCACATGAACCGCCAGACGCCCCAAAGGCGGTTTGATGCGCAAAGGCGAGACTTCAGCGGCAACAGTACGACGGTACGCGCGGCCACGTTCGCTGATG